AATTATCTCCTAGACTGGCTGTTGACCTTACAGAAAAAACTTTAAACTACTCGGTAAACAAGATTGCTTCAGATTTAGGGTCTAGTGGTTTGCCAGTTGGACAACTCTTGGCGTCTAATGGCTCAGTTGAATTCTTTGATTATGATGATGCTTTTAATGAAAACAATTCTACAAGCATTATTAGTAAATATAACTCAAGGTATATTCAGATTAAATTCTATGAAGTTATTGAAGAGGTTAATGGGTGGGACTATTTTGTACCACTAAAAACTTTATACTCTGATGGCTTTTTGGCTAACAACAACTCTAGTAAAACAGTTAGCCTAGAGCTTAGAGATTTATATTTTTATTTAGAATCAATTAAAGCCCCAGAACTTTTACTTAAAGACATATCTTTTTCTTCGGCAGTTTCTATTTTAATGGATGCAACAGGTGTGTCAAATTACACCTTTAAAAGAATTTCTGGAGAATCAGAGCATATAATTCCTTACTTCTTTGTACAACCAGACATTAGTGTTGCAGAAGTCTTACAGCAACTGGCTATTTCTACACAGACCGCAATGTTTTTTGATGAATACAATAACTTTATCTTGATGAGTAAAGAGTATATGATGCCAACCGCAACACAAAGAACAACTGATATGACCCTTTATGGTTCTTCAGATCAGGTTAAGGATGGTGCAATAAAAAATAAAACTAATAAAGATAAGATTGCCAACATTATTGAAATATCTTCACAAGACAGCAATGTTTACAATGATGGTTTAATTAACTATACTTCTAGATATATTCAAAGAACTTTATCTTCTATAGATCAAACTAGTCAGGGTGAAGATAATGCAAAAACTTGGAGATATAAGCCAGCACTTTTGTGGGAAGTTGGAGCAAGCGAAAATACTCAAGCTCAAAATGAGACAGCAGGAACTCAATCATCTTATTCGTTATCAGCAATCCCACTAAACTCTGACCTTGCTAACTCTATTCCTTATGTTGTAAACAATCAGGTTGTTAATAATATAATTGATCTAGGCGAGGGTATTAGTTTGTTGTCAAGAAATAATGGATACCTATACGCTAACGGAGAAATCATTAAATACGATGCTGTTGAATATAACATACCTGGAGCAGAGCGACTACTTGAAACAGTGACAGCAAATGGACAAGACATTTATACTATTACTGTATCACTAAATAGTCTTGGAAATGTTTGGGTTCAAAACACTGAAGAGTATCAAAGATATTTCTCACAACTACCATTTAATGGAAAGATGTATAAAACTGGAAGATTAAGAATTTATTCTGAGCCAAACTATGAAGAGATCAATGGCGTAACAAAACTAAAAAATGGTCCAGTGGCCAAACATGGAAGAAGACAGTTTGGAACTTTTGCTACTGCACATACCGCTGGGCTAAATCCATACTGGTCAGATAATAAAAATGTTAGGGGCTGCACAATGCGTTCTGAATATTTATTTGGAAATCAAGATGTTGTTACGCTTACTGGAGTTACCTCAGCTGGAAATGTTATTACTACAAGTAGCACAACACTAGTTAAGGTTGGGCAAAGGGTAAAACTTACTTCAGGTTTGTCTACTGGGCTTTTAGATTTATCCGTAGTTAATAAAGTTACAGAAATTGTTGACGCAACCAAATTTAAAATAAGTCTACCTCCTCAAACGGCTTTGGTTAATGCAGACTTAGAGTTAGAAAAATTACCAACTACAGTAATAGGTGCAGCAGGGGTTAACCCTGCTTTAGCAGTTAAAACAACAAGAAATGGAATAATAAAAAACTATGCCTCTTCATTTAAAACTGCAGAATCAGAAAATAACAAAAAGACTACTCCGATAAGAGGAACAGTTCAGTCTTCTGCATTAGTAATGAATGGCCCATCTTTTAATACAACAGAAAAACCTTTAGACTTTATTTCGTATGTTTATAGGCCATTAGAGAATAAGTTTAAGCACTTCGGAACAAGAATGAGAATTGTTGGAAGAATTGAAAATGACACTAACGTTGTTCAGACTGCTGTTGGAAGTACTATAAATTATACTATTGATGGCACAACGCCAAACGAATCAATCAATGTTTCTGGTGGTTCTGGTGGTCTTGGGGTATTGCTAAATCCAACAACAAATAATGGATACTATTTTGAGATAATTGCACTTGGTACAAACAGTCGTAGTAAAAACCTAGATGCAAATCTAAATGACGTCATTTTTTACAAAATTAAAAAAGATTCAGTAACTGGTGAAGCTATTCCAGAAATATTGTGGCAGGGCCTTCTTGGAGTTACAGTAGATAACGGCTTGTTTACTGGGCAGGGCAGACTCATTGGAGACTCACCAACTACTGTATATGACTTATCTGTTGAGTATGAAAATTTAGGATCTAAAAAAGTTTTTTATCTTTTTATTAACGAGAATATTATAGCCAGAGTGGTTGATAATGAGCCTTTACCAGAGTACAACAACATGGCAATGTTTGTTCGTGGATCTTCAAGAGTTATGTTTGAGCATGTTTATGCACTAACACAAAACTATAGTCAAAATTCTGGCTTTGCTTTAGATACGCCAGTAAGTTCTGCCTTTGCAAATAAAGAAATTAATGCAAGCGAATCATTTAGAAAGTATGCTATCAGTGGGATAGTTCAAAATAGCTATCTGTCTGGTATTAGTTCTTCAGATCCGTTACGATACAACATATTCTTTGATGAGTTTGGAACGATTATGAGAGAAGTTGCATCGTTTAATGTTAAGTATGATAAAGCGTACCCAGCACTTTTTGCTAAATTATCTCCAACCTTTAATAGACTTAGAGGATATGTTGTTTCTGGTTTTAGAGCAGGAGCATATGGGGCAGAGTTTTTAATTTTTAATACAACAGATTCTATATTATTTTTAGATGAAACTTCGGGGAACTATCTAAAGATTCAGGGTGTTACGTTTACCCAAGAAACAAAAAACACATTAACTGTTGATCAGTATTTTTCTAAGAATAGCAGCTTTTCTGGCCTTGAGTTTAATGGAGACAGTATTGTTACATCACCGTTAAAGTTAACAAAAGACTACGAGGATATTAAGATGAGCAGAATGACCTATGGCAAAAAAGATTTTTCTCTTGAGGCAGAATACATTCAAACACAAGACTCTGCAAATTCATTAATGAAGTGGATTATTTCAAAAATTATGAAGCCTAGAAAATCTGTAGGCGTAAAACTTTTTGCTACCCCAACATTACAGCTAGGAGATATTGTTAATATAGACTATAATGAAAAATCTATAAATAAACTAGGAGACATGTCTAATCGATATGTAGTATACAATATCCAATACAGCAAAGGCCCAGATGGTCCTGATATGACGGTATATTTAAGTGAGGTGGCATAATGACTGAGGCAACGGCTAATCTAGCGTCTAGTACCCCTTCTAAGCCTTCAGTGGCGGTAAAGGTGGCAATCCCAGAGCTAATTATTTTAGAGGATTCTCTTCCACCAAAAGAAATACAGTTCTACCTTACCTTTGAAGATATAGGTGGCCAAGAGATGATTAATATTGCTAGACATGATTTAGTCAATGGGCAAGATGTAGTCTATCAGGCAATCAAAAATTTAGCTGCCATTAACTTTCAATATAATCCTCAAAACATTCTTGCATTACAAGACGCTGACTTAACCTATTTTAAAAACTTCCCAATATCTTTTGAGAATAAGGTTCCAGATTGTGGAACTGGATACACACTATCTGGCACATCTCCAAACATAGAGCGAGTTCCCAACTGCAAGATTGTTTATCTTGAACCTGAAACTGGAAATATAATTATTAATGTCATAAACTTACAAAAAGATGAACAGGTTGAGGTTGAAATCTTAAGTTCTGGCGTGGTATTAAATGGTACAATATATGAGGCGGTGTAATTATGATAACAAATACAGGAAAAAGCATTCTGGCAAAATATTTAGTGGGACAAGCTCCCGCTTATGCTTCTTATATTGCTGTAGGTTGCGGACCAAAACCCCTCTCCTTGCTTTCATGTGATATTGTAAAAACTTCTATCACAGGAAATATAGCCACAATTACTACTGATCAGCCTCATAGATTTAACTTTAAACAAAAAATAGTAATATCAAATCCATCAAAAGGTAATATAGATCCTGTATATCTTGGTTCTCATACAGTATTGTCAGTGCCAACAACTACAACATTTACATATGCTTTAACTAACACAAATTTGACAGAAGAAGTTATTTTCCCTGTGGGCACAGTGTCAGTAGATTTTTCAAAGCAAACATCTTTAGATTTTGAAATGTTTCGTGTTCCAATTTCTTCTCGTGGCTATGCCGTAGAAGATGTTTTGGTAGAAGGTGAGATTGTACAAGTTTCTAAAATTGTATTAACAGCAGAGCTTCCAACAGAAGAAAGATATGATATTTCAGAAATTGGAATTTATTCTGCGGGATCAAATCCAGCAGCAGGAGCAAGAGATAGTAAGGTTGTTAATTCATTTAGAGATACAGAGCTATGGGAATACCATACCGTAACTCCAGCCCTTGCAACAGAGATTCCTTTTATTCCACAACCGCTAGATTCAAACAATGACAACATCATTACTGGAGAATATTCTATCGGTGGTGTTCTAACTGAAACTCCAGTTTTTCAAACCAATGCTGATAACAGAATTTTTGCTACTGCAAACAGATCTGAAAGATATGAGAATTCTAGATTTTTAAATAACATGATCATGATGCGTGGTGATACTGCAACTCTTGCCCTAGATGTTGACGGAAACTTAAATCCATCATCAGACTCTAATCATATTCACTTAACTGGAGTTAGTTTGAACTTTGATCAAAACTCATCACTGGATGAGTTACGCCTTGCATTTTCTTTAATTAACGTTAGTGGAAACGGAACCCCAGATCAGGTTAGAGTTTTGTTTGAGTTTGCCTCAACAGATATCTCTAATACTGGTGTTTGGGCTAAATTCTCAACAGTCTTATCTGATGCAGATTATGATTTTTCAACAAACAGATATTTTGTTTCAAGTAAACAATTACAACAATTAGAAAAGAGTACTTCTTTTACTTGGACTTCTGTAAACGTTGTAAAGGTTTATGTTACAGTAGTTGAAAATATTTCAGCGCCAGTTCTTGTTGGGTCTTCAGATTATTATGTTGCCCTTGATGCCCTACGCCTAGAAAATGTAAGTTCGTCAAATTCTGTTTATGGATTGACTGGATACACGGTTATTAAAACAGACAACGCAGAAACAATAACAAAACTATCAAATACCAAAAATTATATTGAGTTTAGGTTTGGGGTTGATGTTTTATAATGGCTGACTCAGGAATTAAAAAAACCACAATATATAAAAAAGATTTAGGTAAAGTAGGAAATTCCAATGAATATATTTTAAGGTATAGAATAGTTTCAGAAGATAAAAACCGAACATCCCATTGGTCACCAACATATGCTATTCCAGCAGAAGTTTTACCAGTTCAAGGTGTTCAAGGAGATGTTCAGGTAATTGGAAATACTGTTACTGTAGTTTGGGGCAGTTTATTAGGTACATCAGCATATGATATCTTTGTTGGCTTTGATGGTGCTCCACTTACTTGGAGAGCAACATCATCTGCTAACTCTCATTCATTTGTAAAGACAGGAACATCATCTGTACAGGTTCAGATACAGGTAGAAGGAATAAGCCAAACCCTAAATGATGCACTAAAAATATACCTATCACCAATCAAGTCTCTGGTATAATAGAATTACTATGGCAAAAATACAAATCCCACAAGCTGGCCAGCCTTTAGATGTTTCTTATATCTCTGAAATGGCAAGTGCTTTAAATGATCTTCAAAGTTTAGTTAGCCCAAATCAGTCTAAATATTTAACTATAGATACTTCTCAGTCTGGTACTCAAACAGCGATGGGAAAAAACTCACGCTTTATTGGCGGGTATGTAGAAATTAAACCTGGAACAGTAACTGGCGGAGAAGGTATCCCATTTACTTATTCATTTTCATCAGCTGAATTTAAGTATCCACCAATTGTAACTGCAACAGTAGTTAATAAGGGAAATACTGTAGCTGGTAAAGACACTTACGTTATACTCTATCCAGCATCTACCTCAAAGGTTGATGGCGTTGTAAAGTTTGACTCTACTGGTAATGTTATTGTTGGAGTAAATCTTATTATCATTGGTATCACTAATTAATGCTAAAATGCAAAAAATGTAAAGGTAGGATGTTAATTGATAGAATTTACAGCTCTCCCACTCACCTTGAAACTTATTGCCTTATGTGTGGCAATAGGGTTTTCTTTACCCCACCCGAAAAAACATCAGAGGGTTCATGGCTACTAAAAAAGGAACAACAGAGAGCGAAGGCTACAATCTCTCGCCTATAATTTCTGGCAATAAAAAAGTTTGGTTTTTAAATGGAGATTTAGTCAGAGTGCATCATTTTAATAAGTCTAATGGGATTATGTCTGTTTATAATATTAACAAAGATCAAATTGAAAGTTGTTTAATTAGCGAGTTTAAAAAGAAAAGAGAAAAAGCATATACTGTTGGCGAGACTGCTGATTTAGTTAATCGTCATAAAAAATATATGCCAAGATTAATGAAGAAAGGTTTGATACCTTTTCCTACTGGATCACAAAAAGGCGGGGCAAGAGGATGGCAAGTACGATCATATTATTCAGAATCGCAAGTAAAAGAGATACGTGATATACTTGCAATGAACCATATTGGCAGACCAAGAAAAGATAATTTAATAACAAATGATATTACTCCCACTAAGCAAGAGTTGACAAGACGTATGGGAGAAGGTATACTTACATATACGAGAACTGATGATGGGAGATTTATTCCAATTTGGAATGAGTCTATTTAACGAAGGGTATAAAATGGAAAACGATTTAACTAAGGTATCTGTAACATTAGGATATACATTAAACCTTGGAAACTTTCAATCACTAAGACTTGATCTTGGCATTGTAGATTCTAAGCGTGGAGAAGAAAGCACAAACGAAGCGTTTGAGCGTGTGTATAAGTTTGTTGAAGATAAGCTTGCTGAAAAGATTAACGAAGCAAAGTCTGAAATCAACGAGTAATGGCCGAACGCAAAGACCGAATGGCTTTGCTTTCACGCTACAGTAAATACCATACTGCAAAGTATGAGCAAAAGCCATCACTAAACTTAAATGTAGAGCAATGGGCAGCAGATGCTCTTGTAGAGTCCTATGGGGTTTCTGGGTGCTACGATATACTTGAGTACTATTTTAAGGTTGCAGAAAATCCTTCATGGAATTATTTTGCGTACAACGCAGAAAAAATTTTACAGGCACAAAAAGATAAAGGTCGAGATGACAAAGAGAGAGCAGAGCGCAGACGAATGGCAAAGGAGTGGCTAAGTGAATAATACAGAAGCAAAACTAATCTCCGCAGTTTTAAGCGATAAGCAGGTGCACGTTCTCTTACAAGCAAATGTTGACAACCTACTTAGAACCCATAATGATGTTTGGAATTTCATTAGAAATTATTTTGAGCATAACAGTTCTGTTCCACCAGTAGAGTTAGTTGTAGAAAAGTTTAGAGACTTTCAGCCTATCTCTGGCATTGGCGCTACTAAGCATCACCTTGAAGAATTACAGTCAGAGTATCTAACTGATAGCCTAAAAGATATCATTCGCACAGCAGCCTCAGAAATTCAAACAGGTAATGGTGGTGAAGCACTTGACCAACTAATTACTAAAACATCTGAGTTAAAGAAAAACACATCAGCAATTCGTGATATTGATGTAACTGATCTTGAGTCAGCAGTTGCATACTTTGAAAACTTGAAAGCTCAACAAGCAGCAGGCCACGTTGGGATCAAGACTAACTTGCCAGGATTTGATAACTACCTTCCTTCTGGAATTATGCCAGGGCAGCTAGGAGTCTTCTTAGCATACCCAGGTATAGGAAAGTCATGGATGGCTCTATACTTTGCTGTACAGGCTTGGAAACAGGGTAAGACACCCCTTGTGATCTCACTTGAGATGTCTGAAACAGAAGTTCGTAACCGTGTATTTACAATTATGGGCGAAGGTCTTTGGTCTCACAGAAAATTAAGTAACGGTGAAGTTGAAATGGATATGCTAAAGATGTGGCATGCCAAACATCTACAGGGAAAGCCTGAGTTTCATATTATTTCAAATGATCAAGGTGGAGAGATTAATCCTTCAGTACTTCGTGGAAAGATTGATCAGTACAAGCCAGACTTTGTAATCGTTGACTACCTTCAACTGATGGCTCCTAATCAGAAGTCAGATAATGAAACGGTACGAATGAAAAACCTTTCAAGAGAACTAAAGCTAATGGCAATTGGCGAAGAGGTTCCAATCATTGCTATCTCATCTGCAACACCAGATGATGTTAATGATCTTAGTGGAGTACCTACATTAGGTCAAACTGCTTGGTCAAGACAAATTGCCTATGATGCTGACTGGGTTATTGCTTTAGGCCGAGCAACCAATAGTGATATCATTGAGTGCGCCTTTAGAAAGAACCGCAATGGTTTTATGGGAGACTTTCTTGTTCAGGTTGATTTTGACAAGGGATATTACAGATATAAGGACTTTGAGGATAAAAATTAAGATTAGTAGTTATAATAGGGTATGGAAAACTATCACCACAAGCCTATTAAGAAGTTTTATCTGGATGGATTAATCCACGATGAGGCATCTATTGGTAGGCTTAAAATTGAATATATCAGATTAATTGTTTCAGAGATGAGACTTAGTGGATATGTTCCAAGGTTTGATATTGAGCCAGATTTTACGATAGACTATAATGAGAAGAAGAACAGTTTTTATTTTGCACTGACAGTACACGGAATATACGTAGGGAAGAGACAAAGCGAATGGATATCAGGAATAGACGGAACCAAGGCAATACATATACAACCGAACAAATCAAAAGAGTCATCACAGGCTCAGGTTTAACTATTGAGTCAGAGGTTGACTCAGACTATATTCTTTTCTGTCCATTTCATAATAATAATCGTACCCCTGCAGGAGAAGTAGATAAAAATAGTGGGATATTCTTTTGCTTTTCTTGTCATAAAGTTGCAGATCTGATTGAATTAGTAATACATACTACTGGCAGAACTTACTTTGAGTCTATTAGGTTTATTAAGAATAAAGAAACACAGATGGATTTAGAAAAAGAAATTAACAAACAGCTTTATGTTAAACCAGAATTTGTGCCGTTTGACGAATTGATTTTAAAAAGACTTTACAATGGATTAATTTTATCAGACAGAGCAAAAGATTATTTTAAGTATCGCAAAATTGATACATCATCATGGTCAAAGTTTTCTTTAGGTTATTCAGAAAAGCAAGACATGGTAACTGTTCCCGTACACAGCCCAGATGGAATGCCTGTTGGATTTGTTGGCAGATCCGTTGAGGGTAAAGAGTTTAAAAATACTCCAGGATTACCAAAAGCAAAAACATTATTTAACTTACACAGAGTAAAGACAGCAGACAAAGTGTATGTAGTAGAGTCTTCTTTTGATGCGATAAGGCTTGATCAGGTTGGCTTTCCAGCAGTAGCAACACTTGGATCTAATGTATCCAACATACAAATAGAATTGCTTCAGAAATACTTTAATAACATTATTGTTATTGCAGATAATGATGAAGCGGGAGGAAATATGAAAGATAAGATAATTGAAAAACTTGGCTCTCGTGTTTCCGTTATCAAACTAGATAAACAATATAAAGACATTGGCGATATGGTAGATGATGAGATAAAGACTTTAGAGTCTTCGTTTGACAAAACTATACAGTCTATGCTAAACTAATATAAACAACACAAAAGGAGAAAAACATGAGTGTAATTAAGGGATTAAAAGATATCAACGCCCTACTCGAAAAGCCAAAATATGAAGGTACAGGACAAAAGGTTCGTTGGGTTAAGTTAGCTGACGGACAATCTGCAAAGGTTCGTTTCGTTGAAGAACTTGATCAGGATTCAGCACACTATGCAGAAGCACGTGGCTTGTCTGTTGTGGTTGCAGAACACACAAATCCAAAAGACTATAAGCGTAAGGCTGCATGTACACAAGAAGCCGAAGGTCGTTGCTTTGGTTGTGAGATGGCTCGCAAGGAACCAAAGTCAGGCTGGAGAGCAAGACTTCGTTTTTATTGCAACGTGCTAATCAATGACGGTACAGAAGATCCATACGTTGCTGTTTGGTCACAGGGTATTTCAAAGCAATCAGCATTCAATAATATTCGTGAGTATGCACTTGACACAGGTAGTGTTTCAAATCTTGAATGGAAGTTAAAGCGTAATGGTCAGGGAACTGAAACTAATTACACACTTCTTCCATCAAAGCCAGACTCAGAGCCATTCAATTGGGAAAGCCATGAGTTTTTCAACCTAGAAAAGGTTGTTCGTGAAGTTCCATATCCAGAGCAAGAAGCTTTTTACTTTGGGTTTGATACTCCATCTGTTACCAGCACAAATATTGACTGGTAATTGATGTCCTACGTAGGCTTACACGTACACACCCACTACTCGTTATTTGACGGGATCGCTACTCCAGAAGAATATGTTGACCGTGCAGTTGATTTAGGGATGACAGCCATTGCCATCACTGATCATGGTACTTTATCTGGGCATAGGGAACTGCATCGTATTGCAAAAGCGAAGGGTATTAAGCCTATACTTGGCGTAGAAGGCTATATGTGTGCTGATAGATTTGATACAAGAGATAAGTCGGAAAGAAACGGCGATCTTGATTTAGTCTACAACCATATAGTCCTTCTCGCTAAGAACCAAATTGGTTTAGAGAATTTAAATAAGATTAACGAAATTGCATGGACAGAGGGATATTTTAAAAAGCCAAGGTTTGACTTTGAAGTTCTTGAAAAGTATTCTGAAGGCATCATTGTTACATCTGCCTGTCCAAGTAGTGTTCTTGTAAAAGCCCTTGAGAATAATGAGTTTGCAATAGCAAAAGATTATATCCAATGGTTTAAGCGTGTATTTAAAGATGATTATTATATTGAGGTAATGCCACATAACGAAGCCGAAATTAATAAACAGTTAATTGCTTTGGCAGATGAGTTTGGTGTTCAAGTAGTTGTAACTCCAGACTGCCACCACAGTCATACAGATCAAAAAGAAATCCAGGAATTTAAATTACTTCTTAATACTCATGTCAAGATTGATAAAGAGCATACGTTTGAGAAGTCTAAAAAGCATACAAATATGATGGATCGTTTAGATTATCTATATGGACATGA